CGATCAGACATCGGCTGCGACGAATGGATTGAACGCTGTCATTGATCTTAAAGCAGAAGTCAATTCTATATTGAACCACGGTAACTGGACAGACATTGCAGGTACAAATATTCAGTATTCATATCCTGCCGCTGGTGATAGTGCATACGAAGGTGGTGCAATCCGACTGCAAGAAATGTTTGCAGGAAGATACGAAACAGATACCACTGACACATACAACAACTTTCAATACGGAGCACTCAAAAACTTCTCAGAAGACGGTGGTACAGCCGAAAATACAATTACTGGTGCGACACAGACAAACCCAGTGGTGGTTACAACAGGCGAATTATTGAAGTTCAAGAACCCTTCACCTCACACAGTAACATTCCCATTGAACACTAACCGATATCAAGGTAAACTTGAGATCAACGATGTGGGTGGTATGACTCAGTTGAACGGTAACAAGTATCTAATCAAACCAACCAGCACTACATCGTTTGAACTGTACACCGATTCAGATGGGTCGGGTAACATTGATCCAGCATCGAGTGTTGACGGTTCAGCATTCGGTGCCTACACAACAGGCGGTACGGTCAAAGGGTTTGTGGGTTCACGACTCACTTGGAGTTTCTATGCGAAGACTCGTAACATACTGCACGACAATGTGAAGTTGATGGTGACGATCAACTGGAAAGAGATTATTCAGTAATGAGTTTCTTTACTACTGCTAATTTTATGCGGTGGGAGTTTTGGTCTGTATACGACCCAGCTAATGGTCTTTTTGGTGACCAGAAAGTCGCGTTTGATGGTTATAATAAAATCATCTTTGTTGCAGAGGGTATCACTACACTTAATGTAAAAGATGATATTTACTCTGCGTGGAAAGAATGGTTGTTGGGTAATGTAGAAAGTCCCAATGGAAATGCATGGCCTTTAGCGATTAGTGTGATTGGTGGAGAACCCTTGAACGACACACTGAACGTTGGTTCAACATTCTTCTTAGAAAATGGATGGCGCATACAACCAGTACCGAGCTCGGTGCCTTACATTCTTTCCGTAGAGGGAAACATTTTTACGCGAGAAGCTGGCGGCAACCCATTCCTTTTTGCAGAGGGTGTGTCGGTTAACCTTTTACGTTCTAACATTGTTGACCAAGTGGTCGCAACCTCAACAATTACTGAGGCAGACCGGCAGAATATCGCAGAGAACGTTTGGGGATACGGTACCATTAATGACACCGGTTCGGCTACATATGGCCGCCTTGTGAAAGATATAGATAGTGACTTAACTGAAGTGAAAGTTGATGTAGACAAGACCTTGAAAAAGGGTGAATTTTTAGCATTGAAATAGGAGATAGACAATGTCAGATGACAATGATCCAGTGATTGACCAACTCGAAGCAGAACCAATTGAAGCACCAAATCCTATCGCAGACTTTTTAAAGTCAGTCGAAGATCAGGACTTTACAAGTGCAGAAAAACAGTTCAACGATATGGTGGGTGATCGACTACAAGATACACTAGACCAAGCTCGTACACGAATTGCAACCGCAATTTATGGAGACGAAGAACTTGAAGCTGCGGCTGCAGAAGTTGAAGGTGAAGAAGTTGAAGGTGAAGAAGTCGAAGATGAGGAGGTCGAAGACGAACTCACAGACGACGAACAGGATGCCTTTGACGATGATGTCGCGGGTGTTTAAAAACTTTTATTGTATAAATAAACTATAATGAATGAAGATCTGATTGAACTTATTCGGAATGCCGCTCATGATCATCTCTTTCATGTGATGAAAAATAAAAGGTATTACATGGGTGATTGGTACTTGAATTTTAGTACCACTCAATACATGAACGAACGAGTTCATAAGAACGGATTCAAAACAAGCGAAAACATTATTAATAAGTTGAAGTCGTTTGATCCGAATGGATCATATCTAAACATGGGTACTGCCGCTGGTCATTTACCATGGGCGAATAATGTATTAGAAGCTGGACTTCGTATTGACAATGTAGAATGGGACGATCAATTAATATGTTGTGAGACCCTTCGAAAGTCATTTGGTATAAATATAAATTACACTTGTAATAATGTGAATGATGACGATTTTGAGATAAGAGGGTGCGAAGAAACATACGACTATGTTATTTTGCAAAGATTCTTCCCAATATATCATACGTTAAATGCAGAAGCAATGCGTAATGTTTTGAGAAAGTTTAAACCCTATGCTCGCAAATCGGTCATTGTTGAAGCCGACCAAAATTGGTCAGAAGGTGTATTCGAAGATCTGTTATCGTTTTCAGAACGAAGAACGGATCTAGGACGGGGTTGGAGTCTCATAGTAACGGATTTAGGTAAAGCATGAATTTTAAAGAGTTACGAGAAAAGAGAATGCCAGCTGGCAAACATGTCTTTGACAAGAAAGTCAATAGACATTCCGTCATGATACACAAAGACAATAAAGGTTTCACAGTCTACATTGACGGTGATAAACTGGATACATTCCGAAACCAAAAAGAAGCGGAGAAGGCAGGTGTCGAATTCGCTAAGGAAATGTAAATGAAGCTGATTGCAGAATACAATGAATCCGATGTACATTGCATCGTAGAGAAAAAAGAGGACGGATCTAAGAGTTACGTCATCGAAGGTGTGTTCGCGCAAGCAGAACAAAAGAATCGCAACGGACGTATCTACCCCAAGGCCATCATGGAAAAGGCGGTAGGTAAGTACGTTACTGAACAGGTTAGCAAGAAGAGAGCCGTTGGTGAGTTGAATCACCCCGAAGGCCCTACTGTTAACCTTGATAAAGTTTCTCACCTCATCACTGATCTCCGTTTTGAGAACAATGATGTGGTAGGAAAGGCACAAATATTGGATACTCCAATGGGTCAGATTGTAAAAGGTCTACTCGAAGGTGGCGTTCAACTAGGTGTGTCAACTCGTGGTATGGGTAGTCTTGAGAACAGGGGTGGTGTCATGTATGTTCGGGATGATTTCATCCTTAACACTGTGGACATTGTACAAGATCCTTCAGCGCCTGGTGCTTTTGTAAATGGCATCATGGAAGGTGTTGATTGGGTCTGGAATAATGGTATCCTTGAACCTCAAGTCATTGAAAAAATGGAGACAGAAATTAAATCGGCTCCGACAAAGCATCTCTATGAGACGCAGGTTCGTGAGTACAAGAATTTCCTCTCAATGTTAAAATCCAACTTTAAGGAGTAAAACATATGTCTGAAGTAGACCAAAATGTTGAGCTTCCGGAAATTGAGGAAGCTAGTGCTCAGAAAATGCCCGTAGGTGATGAGCAGCAGTCTGTCGCTGCAACTGATAAGGCGTCTGGTTCAACGAAGCAGGCACCTAAGCGTAAAGGCGATATGGCAAACAAGGACGAGCCTGCGGGCACGCCCAAGTCAAAAGCAGCAATGATCAACGCAATGACATCTAAGATGGCAGGCATGAGTGGTAAATCACTCCAAGCTATGTACAGCAAGATGGAAGGTGTTGAAGTGGAAGCGGACGAAGATGCAGTTGAACTGCCTGAGTTCACTTACACCGATGAACTCGACGCACTTGTCGAGTCAGAAGCAACTTTGTCCGATGAGTTTAAAGCGAAAACTGCTGTCATTTTTGAGACTGCAATTAAGTCTAAACTCTCTGAAGAAGTAGAGCGTTTGGAAGATGAGTATCAAACTCGACTCGAAGAGGAATTGAACGAAACTCGTTCTGACCTCGTAGAGAAGATTGATTCATACCTAAACTACGTAGTTGAATCTTGGATGGAAGAGAACAAGCTCGCTGTTGAGCAGGGTCTCCGTACAGAAATCGCTGAAGGGTTCATGAACTCTCTCCGTGATCTGTTCGAAGAGTCTTACATCTCTGTACCCGAATCCAAGGTAGACCTCGTGGACGAACTCGCTGACCAAGTTGAAGAGCTCGAAGAGCGACTCAACCTATCAACAGGTCAGGTTATCGAGATGACTGAAGAACTACAAGAACACAAGCGCAATGCGGTTATCCGTGAAGCGTCACGTGATCTTGCAGAAACACAGGTAGAAAAGCTTGCTGGTCTGGTTGAAAGTCTTGATTTTGAAGACGAAGAAACTTTTGCAGCGAAGGTCAAGACTGTTAAAGAGTCTTACTTCACTAAGGAAGTATCTTCTGACGAAGAGACAATCAGCGAAGATTGGGAAGCAGATGTCACTACAGAGACAAACACTGTAATGGACATGTACCTCAACGCAATCAAAAAATCTAATAAGTAAGGAGTATACTAATGCAATCGGTATCTTACGACAAGTTGGTTGAGAAGTGGAGTCCCATTCTCAACGAAGAGACGGCAGGTGAAATCAAAGATTCACACCGTCGACAAGTAACTGCTGCAATCTTGGAAAACCAAGAGAACGCTTTCCGTGAGGAAGCACAACTCAACGAAGTAGCAGCTAACTCAAACACAGCGGTAACTGGCGCTTCTAACGGTGTAACTGGTGCAAACTGGAACCCCGTAATGATCGCTCTCGTACGCCGCGCAATGCCTAACTTGATGGCATACGATCTGTGTGGTGTTCAGCCCATGACTGGCCCTACTGGTCTTATCTTTGCTATGCGTAGCAAGTACAAGACTCAGAAGGCAGGTGTTGGCCCCGGCACTAACGCATCATCTGGTGTAGACGGTGAAGCACTGTTCGACGAAGCTGCAGTTTCATACTCAGGTGACTCAGCGGTAGGCGGAAACGGTTCACTCGGCCCATCTGGTCTTGCTGGTGTTTCTGACACTGGTGGTGTTGAATCATCTATCGTTGACTCAGGTACAGACTACGTACCTGGCGGTCTTGGTACTCCACCTGCAACTGCTGGATACACTACAGAGCAAGCTGAAGCGCTCGGTACTGCATCTGGTACAGATTTCGCAGAGATGGGATTCACCATTGAGAAGTCAACTGTAACTGCACGTTCACGTGCGCTGAAGGCAGAGTACACTCTCGAACTCGCACAAGACTTGAAGGCAATTCACGGTCTTGACGCAGAGACAGAGCTTGCAAACATTCTGTCTACAGAAATCCTTGCTGAGATCAACCGTGAAGTGATCCGTACAATCAACGCTCAGGCGAAGATTGGTTCACGTCAAGACGGTCTTCAGACTAAGGGTATCTTCGATCTTTCAACTGACGCAGACGGTCGTTGGTCAGTAGAAAAGTTCAAGGGTCTGTTGGTTCAATTGGATCGTGAGTGTAACGTAATCGCGAAAGAAACTCGTCGTGGTAAGGGTAACACAATCATCTGTTCTTCAGATGTTGCGACTGCTCTTGTTGCTTCTGGTATGCTTGATTACGCTCCTGCGCTTTCAACTAACTTGAACATCGATGACACTGGTAACACATTTGCAGGTGTATTGAACGGTCGTATCCGTGTATACATCGACCCATATGCAGTTGACGATTATGTCACTGTTGGCTACAAGGGTACTAACCCCTACGATGCTGGTGTATTCTACTGCCCATACGTACCTCTACAGATGGTACGTGCGGTTGGCGAGAATGACTTCCAGCCACGTATCGGGTTCAAGACTCGTTACGGCATGGCGTCAAACCCATACGTTGACGGTGGTCAGAACAACGGTCTTGCTGCATTCCGTACCAACCAATACTACCGTATCTTCCGCGTCGACAACATCCTCGCATAAGAACGATAATAAAGTAGTAATAATTGGGACTCTTCGGAGTCCCTTTTTTTTGGCATTAAAAAAGGGGCCGTAGCCCCTTGTTGATTTTTTGATTTTTTGATTATTCGTCTTCGAACTCTAAATCAATGTTGAAGACTTTACCATTAGTCGCATTGTTTTTCTGGAATGCAATGTTGTCTCTCATGTTAAAGATAACAGGTTCGTTCAGATTGTGACATGCACTCAAAGCAGGAAGAGCTCCATATACTTTGATTTGATTGCGGTGACCCTCTAACCATTCTGCATTACCACGAGAATCTTGAACACGATAAAGTTCAAACTCTGCAACGAACTTACGTAAACGATTATTGTAAATCGTTTCGTAATCAAAACCTTCTAACACACTGGTGTGAATAATAAGGCGAATTTCTTTAGTTGGGTTCTCGGAAGCCAACTTATTAGCACGGCGCATTGCCTTTGCAGATGAGTTAGAAGCGACCGGAACATAAATCACCTTATCGGTGTTGATCATCTTATAGTCTTTCATGTAGACAGAGATGCGGAACTTGTTGTCTGTTGACTCACCCCATGGGATGACGATGTCAACATCTGTGTATTGGTTCTGTACTTCTTGTACGATTCGTGTGCGAACCTTATCAGAAAAGACACCCTTACCACACATACGATCTACTGCAGCACGCATAGCGTCGGAGTCATTGACATCGACACCAGCTTCACCTTTCGAAGACTCATGTAAACGAATCAACTTGGTGAGACCACGCTTCACGTCAAACTGCGAAGGTGGAGAGTTTGGATCGTGGTGAGTGTTAAACGCTTGACCAGACTCGATCAGTGCTTCCTGAAGAACCGCAGCCGACGGGTTACCTTTGGTACCGTATCGTGCAACGATCATGTTCTTCATACCAAGATCCTTAGCGATCTTGATTCTTGTGTTCCCCGTAATGATGTGGGGAGAGACCGCAGCACGGAAAAACACAGATGGGAAGATATATTTCATCTTCCATCCGTTCTGTGTGACAGATTGCTTGATCTCCTGATAACGAAGGTTCTGTCCACCAGACCTATCTTCTTGATAGATCTCGAACATTTCGAGAGGCACGATTTCGAAACCTTCGAACTGTAAGTTGCGGTGGAGGTCTTCACCGAACATATGTGGTTCGGTAGTTTCCCAAAAGGGTTGGAAGTTTTCTTCCACAAGACGCAGGTCTTCATCCGTGAAACCACCTTGTAGTTCACGCAGAGACTTTACGATTTGGATTTCCTGAGAAGCGGAAGATACGGCTGAGGCTAGATTTGTTACTGACATATTATATACTCCTAGTATATTGAAGTTAAAGTTAAGATAGAGTGGTATTCTCTACTTGTATATAGTACCACAAGTATTTCAGTGTGGCAACACTTTTTATCGAATAATATCGATATTTTCTGGATTAACGTTCCACGTCTCTACATCTGTACGCAAACGTCCATCCTTTTTGAGACTGTCATATCGGTTGATAGCTTTCTTACGCCACCACTCAATGACTTGATCCGCCTCAAATCTTTCGTAGTTCTCTTTCTTGATCAGTGTGTCTGTTTCAAGATTGAGATACTGAGGTACGTTCTCGTACCCGTATGTGGAAAAGAATGACCGTTTCTTTTCGGTCAAACCTTTCGCATTAGAAAAAGTCTCACAGAACTTCGCATATGCCCCTTCATCATGAGATTTGAGAGAGGATTTGATGATAGACACCATCTTGGTCTGTGTCTTCAGCTTGCGGGAGGACGCATCCGAAGGAACCAAGTGTTCACCGTTATTCTTTTCACGAAACCAATCATTTAGTTTACGAAAGTTTTCATCATTGATCAACGGGGCGAAGTTTGAATCTGTGAGACCGTTAAACCGGAGTAATGGTTTCATTCCGTCGTACATAGACATGGACTTAGATGAACCATACAGACTCGTTGTTTCGAACATACAAATGTTCGCATCGTACTTTTTGTTCAATTCTCGACGTACTGTGTGAGAACAACAAAGGGCTGCAAGTAACTTACCACCCAAATAGTTGAAACCGAATGGTTGAGTCGGCACGATATTGAAACCCATGATGACACTCTGATTGAATCTCTTCATGACATCGGGGTTCATTGTATCCAACGGCCGACCCAGCCATTCGTTTCGTGGACGTGAGTTAATGGTGGGTGACCCAAAACGAATCATACCAATAATCATGTCCGTATTGCTTTCTTTGACCAACCACAACATTTGCTTGCCTGGGATACTTGACTCGACAGGAGCTGAGGTAGTCACTTCCATATACCGCATGAACTTTTCTTGCGAACATGGATGGAACGTAATGTTCATATCAGACGGATGCATATCAAAGGAACTGAAGAGATCATCCTCAGGCCCCATGCCAGGCAAAGACATAGGAAACGCCTTCATACGTTCCATCTTAACCTGCCTCATGTAGTCATCGATCCGGTCGAAGGTTCCGAAGAAATCTTCGAATACATTCGCCGCATACAGTGCATCTTGTCTTGATAAAATCATCTTGTTCCTCTCACAATGTACACATTATATAACAACTCTGGATGGAATTCAACTATAAATAAAAGAAAATCTAATCTTTGAGGATGATATGGCACAAGATACATTCGATTGTGGAACCAACTACTTAGAACCCACGGGGTTCAAGGTTCTGATCAGTCGTGAAAAATACCCAAACCTTCAGTTCTACGCACAAGCTGTGAGTCATCCGGACATGAACCTTGTGGAAACACGAGTCGGATATCCTCGTGTGAGTACGGTCGCATTTACTGGTGAGTCGTTAGAGTTCGGGCCACTTAACATCGATGTTCTTTTGGACGAAAATATGCAGTCCTATCGCGAACTGTATGATTGGATGGAAAGGTGTGTTGAGTTAGAACACCAACAAGGCAACGTTGATGCGACAGTCGACAACTTCTACAACGACATCACCGTCACAGTTTTGACCAGTCACAACAACGCAAACCGAACGTTTAAGTACATCAACTGTTTTCCTATAAATCTAGGTGCGATACCATTTACCGCACAATCAACGGGTGAATACCTCACCTTCCCCGTTACATTTAGATTTGACTACTTCACCTTTTCGTGATATACTATAGTAGTTTTTAACTACGGAATTTGCAATGAATCTTGAAAGAATATTGGAAGAGTGGAAGACCGACTCTCGTATCGAAATGAATGCACTGGATGCCAGTTCGGTGCAGACTACCGTACTACATGCCAAGTATCTGGAACTTCACGCCACCTACAAACTCAAGCTGAAAGACGCAGAGTTCAAGCAATCTATTCTCATGAAGAATAAGTGGTTGTGGTATCATGGAAAACTGTCCCAAGATGAGATCGACAGGTTCGGGTGGGCATATGATCCGTTCGATGGACTGAAGATACTCAAGGGTGACATGGCACAATTCGTCGAAGCTGATCCTGAACTACAGGAATCAGAGGCGAAGATCGAGTACCTTAAAACCACTATAGATACACTCAAGGATATACTGGAGAACCTGAAGTGGCGACACCAGACAATCCGTAACACATTAGAATGGAAAAAGTTTGAGGCTGGATTTTAATGGACATAGGTTTACTTGGGTTACTCGCAGTTTTTCTGTGTCCGATGGTATTCGGGGGTATCACCATGTACTACTCACACGAGTCCATACATGAAGAAACATTGAGACGATGGAAGTCATAAAGTTCAAGATGAAGAATTATGCCATGCTTCAGATGTTGGAGTGTGCGCCTAATATCGTCTCTGAATTGAGTGACCATTTCACGTTCGAAGTCCCAGGCGCGAAGTTCATGCCAGCTGTAAAGAAACGAGTCTGGGACGGCAAGATTCGTATGTTCAACCGCACCAACGGCGAGATCAATGCCGGACTATACGAAGCCATACGAAAATTCGCAGCTGAACGTGGGTATGGTATCAAAGTGGAGGAGGGGCCTTATGGTTTCCCCTATGACCGTAACAAAGTTCCTCACATGGCATTTCAAGAGTTTCTTGACGGAATAGATCTTCCATTCAAACCACGTGACTACCAATACGATGCTATCGTGCACGGCATTGAAAACAAACGTGCCATCCTACTATCACCGACCGGCTCCGGTAAATCGTTTATCATCTATACTCTTATGCGATGGTACCTCGCAAACCACGACAAGAAACTTCTACTCATTGTTCCCACGACATCTCTGGTAGAACAGATGTACAAAGACTTCTCTGACTACGGTTATGATGTGGAAACAAACTGTCACCGCATCTATTCCGGTAAGGATAAAGAGACCGATAAAAAGGTAATCATTTCTACGTGGCAATCGATCTATAAGTTAGGGCCGCCATGGTTTCAACAGTTCGGTTGTGTCGTCGGGGATGAGGTGCATGGATTCAAATCTAAGTCTCTGTCGTCGATTATGAACAAAGCAATCAAGGCAGAGTATCGATTTGGGTTGACCGGTACACTCGACGGAACTCAGGTACACAAGCTGGTACTTGAAGGTTTATTCGGGCCTGTACATCGTGTGACCACCACTCATGCTCTTCAAGAATCTAAGACTCTCGCGCCACTTGATATCAATGTTATAGTATTAAAATACAAACGCGAACATTGTTTATTGACAGACAAAAGGACATACCAAGATGAAATTGATTTCCTCGTTACATACGAAAAAAGAAACAAATTTATTGCCAACCTGGCTGCGGATCAAGAAGGAAACACTCTGGTACTTTTTAATCTCGTTGAACGTCATGGCAAAGTCCTTCGGGATTTGATAGATGAACGACTCAAAGAAGGACAACGTTTATTTTATGTTTCCGGAGAAACAAAAACCAGTGATCGAGAACAAATACGGGGTATTGTGGAGAAGCAAAAGAACTCTGTTATACTTGCTAGTTTGGGTACTTTCTCCACTGGCATTAATATCAAAAACATTCATAACATCATATTCGCATCTCCTAGTAAAAGTCAGATCAGAGTATTACAATCAATAGGTCGAGGTCTTCGTGTTGCAGATGACGGAAGTGCATGTAATCTATTTGATATAGCTGATGACCTACACTGGAAGTCCAAAAAAAATTTCACGTTGTTACACAGCGGAGAAAGAATTAAGATATATAATCGTGAGAAGTTTCCTTTTAAAATTACACAGGTGAGTATATGATGGAGTTGATACAATTTAAATTGACCAGCGGAGAAGAGGTGGTTGCCGAAGTCATGGAGTATCCAGACCAGCATATGCCTGAGTATGTAGTACGCAATGCTTTTAGTGTACGTTCGATGATGAACATGGAAGACGAAATGTCTATGAGTTACGGACTGTCTCCGTGGATGATGTTACAGGAGCGATCAACAGATTTCATTTTAGTCAACCCTTCATCTATTGTTTCAATCGCAAAACCATCTGATTTTATGTTACGTGAATGGAATCACGCAATGTCATACACAATGAAAGCTCACAAAGAAAGATTGAAAAGAAAAGAAGAATTTGATGCAGATGTTCTTCGAAAGATCGAAGAGTACA